ATTTTGATTTGAATTGAGATAAGGATTTGGTATCCATTGGTTTTTTCCTCCTATGTTATTATTTAATGATCAAACAGTACCAACAACTTCTTCAAACGAAACACCAGTTCTGGTGGCAACGAATGTTAAAGTAACATAGTTAATCGACTTGGTTGGTTTCAAGTAAATGTCAGCCCTAAACTCATTGTTATCAATGACATCAGGAGTATTATTTGTTTCATCACAAATGACCAGGAAGTCAAAAACACCTCTCTTGGCCTGAACATCTCTCAGATAAGGTTCAACGATGTTAACAAAGTTGGCTCTAGTGATCGTATCATTCAGTTCGAACAGTTGAGCGTTAGCTGCTCCTTCGAGTGCTTGTTCACATGTGAGGAACAATCTTCTTACGTTGATTCTATCGAACGCAGAAGCGTAACCAAGACCAGTCTTATCTCCAAAGAGGATAATACCAGAACCTCTCTGGTTGATGATAGAGTTAATTCTAGCACCATACAGGACATCTCTCTGTGCCTTTGTGGGGTTGTAAGCCATCTTGACTGCGTTATTCAGTTGACCTCTTTGGAGACCAGCTGGTGAGAACCAAGGATAGGCTTCGATGGAAGTTCTGACCATCAAACCAGCGATATCAGCGTTGGTTGCGATGTAACGGAACTCATTATTAAAACGATCATAAGTGTATTTGTAACCAGTATCAAATACAGCGTAGGAGGAAGAACTCAGTGCTGAATAGAACCTCAAAACGTTATCGGTTTGTGTGTTAGAGTTACTAACATTGACAACATTAGGTTTGTATGGTGAGATTGTAGTCATACAATCTTTACGAGCTTCACAAATTGAGATCAACAGATTTGCTTTAGCTTGTGATTCGGCCTCAGAGGTACAACCAGGACCCATGATTAGGTAATCAACTTCGATCTCATCTCTGTTCGCAAACAAATTGTAAGATGTAGTAAGGTCACCCAAACTAGCCTTCATTCCACCACCAGACTGATAGTCAGCACCACCAGTGAGGGAGTAAGAAACATTACCTAGTGCAGAGAACGTAACTCCTTGTGCTTCTTGACCCCAAAGACCAGATGCTATTGTATTAGCGACAAAGTCCTCAGAGAAACCAACAGCCAAAGGTTGTGTTCCTGAATAGGAATCGAAAGCCTGTGATGGGTTTGCTCCAGCGTAAACGTATTGTGAGTTGTAGTGGAGGTAATCCTTGTAGTAACTTCTTGAAGGAGCGTCTGCGTCAGCGGTTGCGTCAACAGCTTTAGAAAGGTTCAGATGTTTCTCAAGAATATTACCTTGAATACCAGTTACAGAACCAGTATCATCTACGAGTACAACGTGAAGTGTATCACCTTCACCTTTTCTCTGAGAAACGTAGTTAGAAGTTACAGGACGAGGTGCAATGGATCTCCAGAAAATACTAGAGTTAGTTAGATTCAGAGTTTGCTGATCGTACCAGTCCTTAACTGTAGCTGCGGTTTGAACAGAAGTAGTAACACCAGCGTTCGTAACAATCGAAACAGTGTCAGAAACTTCGATACAGTTTGTTGCGTTACTCTGTTGGTAGTTAATTTCTGTAACTGTACCACCAGAAGAAACTCTGGATACGAGTTTAACATCGAATGTACTGTTATTACCTACTGTATCAGTAGAAACACCAGTGATAATTCCCTTCAGGAAACCATTGAATTCTGAAGTTGAACCAGCACCAGGAACAACTACATTACTCAGAGGTGAGGTAATACCGGCACCAACAACAATTCCCATTGAAGAGAGATTAGTAGTTGTAATACCGATGATTTGGTCAGCAGCGTCATCAATAACACAAACCTTAAGGTTGTTTGCCCACTGACCGGGATTCTTAGCTGAATAGTAGAAAGAATTATCACTAGTCTTGTGATTCTCTTCGTAGTCACCTTGGTTATTAATTTTAACCGTGGTGCTAGCTGCTCCAACTGCGATGTTGGCGTTGTTTAGATTGTCACTATCAGATCTGACAATCTTCATAATTCCTCCGTAAGAGAGGAACGAATCAGCGGCCATCCAGTACTCATACTGAGCATCAGTGGACAGGGGCTTACCAAAAGTAGCAATCAGTTGTTGCTCGGTCTCAATAGTAATGGGTTCATCAACAGGTCCAATAGAAAAAGGACCAGCAATAGCGCCAATATTATCAAGAACGTTCTCAGCTCTTCCGACTGTAAGATCAACTTCTCTGATCAATACACCGGGAGATAATTGAGGAGTCGCCATGTTTCTCTCCTAAAAATGTCTCAGTTTATCTGAAAATATTTAGGAAAAACCACTGTTAGAGAGAGGAAACACCACCCGAACTACCAATCTGGATATGTCCAGTCCACAAATGGGTTCTTTTCTTTTCTTTTATCTAATATTCTTCTTATCGTACACATCTTACATTCATAAGAATAACATGATGCTGTTACTCCTTTTTTGGACTTGTAAAAGTCTTCTATGAGACTTTTCTTTTCACCACAAGTCCTACATTTTCTTTCTTGAAAGAGTAGATGACCAAGTCTTATCTGTCCATCTAAGTCCATTAGTATCCCCAGAGTTCCCAACCACCACCAGTAGTTCCATACTCATCATTCTTTGCAACAGACCATCTATCTCCTTCACTATCTACAAAGCTAGAAGAATCCATCCCATCATCAATAAAACCGAATGGAGCCATGTCTTGTTCGATTTGGTTCTTTTGTTCTTCGTACAGTCTTTTTCTGATGTCATTGTCTGTTAGCTCCTTGAAGTAATCTTGTGCTACCAACCAAGCATAGATGACTAGACACATTGCTAGATCATCATTACATCCTTCCTCTGCCTCAAATGAGTTTGATTTAGAGATAAAGGTAGTGAGTTCTGAAATTATATCATAATCACAGAACATAAGTTTATCTTCCTCAATCATAGTCTTGAGGTTTAGAGAACCAACCTTCTTCACAGTTTTGGACATCTTAACACCCAACTGTGTTTTGTTTCCAGAGAAACCCTGTCCCACAATCTGACCAGCTCTACCTCTCATAGAACACATCAGTAGATTCTGATACTCCAAATCATACTGAAGAATAGATGCAACCTGATCACCAACATCATTCACCTCACAAAGAATAAATGCCTGATTGTAATTTTTAGCCACCTCATAGATAACACTTGGAAACAACATTGGTTTGATAGTGTTATCTCTGTATTTGGCTACAACTTTATGTGGGAAAGTAGTTATGTCAACGACAATAAAAGCAGAGTAGTCGTTACCAACCCCGCGTGCAACGTCAACAGTAATAGCGTAATCGTGTTTATCTTGGGGTCTTTCATAAACATCTAATCCAGCATTAGTTTGTATAGCCTTTTCAAAGACCAGAGCTTTTAGTTTACTGGGTGCAATCAAGGTGTCAACTGATCCAAGGAACTCACACTCAAACTCAATCTTAAATTGTTGTTCTGATG